TCCCCTTATATGATTCAGTTTCTGTAATAACTGGTGGTGGTGGTTCTTCTTTTTTAAATTTATGTTTATGACTACTAATATCATAAGCAGGTTGTTTTTTATAAAATACATATACCATTTCGTGCTTTCTCAACGGTTGCTTCTTTGCTTGTAAAAATCCACACGGAGCAGATTTTGCCCAGACTAAATCATATTTAAACATCTTTTCATTAGACTTTATCAATTCATACCCAAATTTAGTTGTAGTAGTAAAGAAAAATGGTGTATTATCATTCTTTGCTACTCTTAATAACTCATTCCATAATAATTCTAAATCTAATTTACAATCCCATTTACAATTAGTTTGTCCGTAAGGTAGGTCTGCGAATACTAAATCAACTGACTTATCTGGTATGTCTTTTAATATTTCTAAACAATCTCCTAATCTTAAATCCATCTATTATCATATACATAGAAAAAAAAGTCAAAAAGGGTCAAAGGGTCAAAATATATCCATATTTTAAAAAGTTATATAGAAATTTAAATTTTCTTATAGACTTTTCAAAAATAGGGTCTATTTTGACCTTTTTTAGCATTTTGACCCTTAATCTATATTCTCTAAAGTTAATTGATTAAAGTTCTTAAAGTTTCTTTTGTTCTTAGGCATAGATAGATTGACGAATAAAAAATTATGAGGTCTATCAAATACATATTCGTATAATTGATTTGCTTCTTGTTTGTCTAATGGTAAAAATTCATCACGCAGCACCTCCTTCTCTTGTCTAGTAGAATTAAAGAAAAATATTTGATTGGCTTGGCTTCTAATTGCTAATGGAATTGCCTTTATTTTTTGACTAACTAATATAGTCATTAGACTACTATACTTACCTAAAATATGTCTACCATTCATTACCATTTTTCTAAAAGTATTCATAGCGTTTTTGTTTGTATTGATATAATTAACTGCGTCATCTAATATAATTAAAGCATGGTGATGCTCGTCTTCTTCTCCCTGTCCGCTCTCGTTTTCTATAATATTTTCTAATATTTGTTCTAATGGTTCATCTGCTAAACTAATCATTTTATCCTCAGGTAAATTCAAATCCATAGTTCCACTTGGACTAATATAATAAACACTATGGAAAACATCATTATATAAATTATTTTGTTTAGTTCCATTCAATAGAGATTTAATCAACGATGATTTACCAGATGCTGGTAATCCAATAATTAAACTTAAATTAACATAGTTTAGAAATGGACTTAACTCCTTTGGTCTATCTCCTGTATTAAATTTTGCTCCATTAACTTTAATTTTACTATCTGTTTCTTTTATCTTCATCTACTATAATATAATTATTTAAATTTTTTATTTTAATTTGGGTCAAAATGGGTCAAAAAGGTAAAAATAGACCCTATTTTTGAAAAGTCTATAAGTTTTTTCAATTTTCCCTTGGACTTTGTGAAAACAAGGCTTATTTTAACCTTTTGACCCCTAAATAATTTATTTAAGTAGTAATATCTATTTTTTATTTTTGTTAATAATCTTTTTAGCGAGTTTTTCATTAGTTTCAACTATTTTTCTTAAACTATTTTTTTCTTGTAATTGTCTATTATCAACATTTATATTTTGACTGGGATTAAATACAAATTCTACTTGTAAAATTAAAGTATATGGAATATTATTAAAATCTATTATATTATTATTACGGTCAGTCATTTTAGTCTCTATTCTTTTAATATTATTTTGGTTAATTAGATGTTTAAATGGTAATGCTCCTTCAGTATAGTATAAAATACTAAATGGTTCTAAATCAACTGGAACAAGTAATAATTCATTACCTTCAGCATTAGTAGAACGAATATTACTCCCTATTAAATTACTTTTAATATGGATACTGTCTAACCCATCCGCCATATCAACTATTTTTTGACTTGTGGTAGAAGTACTAGTAGTAAATATAACATCTACAGCATTAAAACCTAAAATATTTTTAACACTAAAATTAACATTAGTTCCGCTACTGAATAATAAAGTAGAACTAACTGGATTAGTTCCACTTAAAATTAAAAAGGACACTTTTCCAGTAGATAAATCATAAGTAATAGTATATTTAAAACTATAAGTAGATGATGTCTCTAATAATGTTTTAATTTTAGTAAGTAATTCATTTATATTATAATTTCCATCTGGTATAATTATTGTATAAGTATTAGTCCCGCTACTACTAATTTCTTTTATATCTAATTTATTATTTTTTTGAGATGATGATAAAACATAAAAACTAAATGGAATAAATCCTTTTTTTAAATATAATAATATATTTTCATCTTTTCTACTTGATATTTCTTCTTCTAATAAAAAAATTTTATGTCCATCTAAATTATTTAAAGTAGTTCCATTTTGACTGTTCAATATTATTTCCATTGGTTGTCTTTGCACATAATTATATTTTTCGTATAATTGTAAATCCATTTATATATTAATAGATATTTTTAAAAGGGTTTTAATTTAAATCTACATCTTCAGCTACTTCTCTTGGTTTAAAACCACCCATCATTCCTGCAATTCCTCTTTCTTTAGTAGGTTTAGAAAAAAGTGGTAATTCTGGGTCGCTACTAAATCTTACTGCTTGTAAATCTTCTTGTTGTTTTTCAAATTCTTGTTCCATTGGTAAAAATGCTTTTTCTATCATTTTAAATTTTTTTTTTGGCTCAGTTCTACTTAAAAAATCTGCTATATCTCTGTCTGCTTCTGTATATATATCATCTATTTCTTCGTTCTGTGTGCCTAATCTATCACCATCTCCAACTCTCATTTCATTACCCGCTACTAATCTTGCTCGTGTTTCTTCTCCTCTATCTCTAAGTGGCGGTTGGCTAGTCCATAATTTAGTAAAATGGTTTTTTCCAGCATAAGCTGCTCCTCCTGCTAATAAACCCCCAGCCAATAAAGACGCAAAACCCAAACCTGTATCGGTATCTTTAATAGTTTCTACTTTTAGTTCTGGTTCTTCCGGTGTTGGTTCAGGTGTTGGTTCTGGTTCTGGTTCTGGTTCTGGTTCTGGTTCTGGTTCTGGTTTTGGTTCTGTTGGTTTTTTAGATGATATGTTTGTATTGTAAAAATTTATAGCGGTATTATACCAATTAGCAATAGTTGTCCCAACTTTACCTCCTACTTCTACCGCTTTTTTACCTAATACTAATAATTCTAACCAATCTTTTATAGTTAAATCTGTAAAATTAACATTTTTGTATTTTTCATATCCAGCGATTAACTCGGCTAATTTTTTATCTTCTGTAGGTTTTGGAGGTTGTGTTTTCTGTAAAGGTGGCGAAACGGTTGTTATTGGTTGTCTAGGAACAAATCCAGCAGGAGGAGAACCAACAATTCCACCTTTATCACCTTTAAATGAACCAATAAGTCTTTTTAAATTTTTAGGGTCATTCGTTCTATCTACTAATGCTCTCATTTTAGTAGATAGTTTTTCATATTTATCTTTTTTTAATTTACTCTTTTGAACATTTAAAAATTTAGCAGTTAGTTCTTTTAATTTTTTCTTTAAATCTAATATTTGTTTATCTTGTTTCTTATCTCTTTTATCTTTAGAAGTCTTAGACTTTGTTTTTATCTTTTTCACTACCATATAAATTTAAATAAATATTATAATTTAAATTTAATTAAAATCGTTTTCTAATTAATTTAGCTGTTCCTTTACCTAAATTTTTAATTACTTTTTTACCTCCAGATTTAACACCTGCTTTAACACCAGATTTAGCAACTGATTTCGCAGCTGTGGCACCGCCACCGAATGGAATTAAACCAAGTGGAGCAAGAGCCACATCGGTTATAGTATCTATATCACCACTTGCTAATTTCTTTTGTTTTTCTCTAGAACCAGCTAATTCTTCAAATACACCAATTGATGTTAATGGTGCTGTTAAAATAGAACCAGCTAAACTTATTGGACTTAAGAAACCTAGTGGTCCCATTTTTTTAGCCAAAGGGTCAATTTTTCTTATAAACTTTTCTGGTTGTTGTAATGCTTTTCCAGTCATAGCCAACCCTTTCATAAAATCACGACCAAAATTTTTATTAAAACCTGCTTTTTTCAGTCCCTTTCCTACTTTACTAACTGCCCGTTTTACTCCTTTTGTTATTGTTCCTACACCTTTCTTAAAACCCTTTTTGATTTTATTGAAAAAACTCATTATACTTTAATATTATATTTTAATTCACTTTTTTTTTATTACTTGTATGATTTAATGTTAAATTTAAATACTTTAAATGAAAAAAACTAATAAAATGCCCCTTTTAAGTCATTTTATTAGTTTTTTAGTATGTATTATGATAGTATTTAAAGATAAAACTTAAGTTTTATCTTTGTTTTAAGTCATATTTACTACTAAAAACTAACAAAATGATAGTTTTTAGTCATTTTGTTAGTTTTTAGTCATTTTGTTAGTTTTTAGTATGAAATCTATAATAAATATCTTTAAATAGATTAATGGAAATGGAACTGATAGAAATGTCTAAAGACTTTAAAAATAGAATTAAAGAAAAGAATATTGAAATTGCTAAATTAAAACATTTTATAATAATGGTCTATGTATTTATTTCTATTACAAATCAAACTGAAGATATTTATTTAATAAATCCAGTTTGTAATATGTTAAAACAAAAAATTAACGAGTTTATGAATATAGATAATGAAGATATTTAAAATCATTTTGATTTTGCGATAACCACGCCAGTAGCAACTCCTGCTCCAGTAGTTCCTAGAGCTGCTAATCCTTTCCCAGCGATACTAATAGACTTATCAATAGCAATATTTTCTCCTCCGCCACGAATTGCTCCTTTAATCCAAGACTTTCCCGCCGTTGCTCCTCTTGCTATATACTCTCCCCAAGTTTCATTTGCTCTAGCATTTTTTAATATATCTTTTAGAACTTTTGATTGTTTTTTATTCATTAATCCTTTTGCTAATTTAGCAGTTAATCTTTCAGCCGCATCTTTATTTAAAGCACCCTTACTAGCTTTTGCTAAATTTTGTGAAATTTTATTTAAAGCAACCCTCATAGTATTACCAGCACCAAATCCTTTAGGTAATTTAGCAGCAATTCCAAATGCTTCTTTTATTGCTTTAGGTAATGCCCTAATTTGAGCTGCTCCCGATTTAATACCACGGACTATTTTAGGCACACTACTTTTAATTCCCTTAACAATTCTAGAACCACCTCTTTTTAAACCTTTGACGACAGCTTTCCCTCCCGCTTTAAC